AAGACACGATTATTTTACGAGTGCTTTACCATGGCCACAAAAAGGAGAAGCAGTTGCTTTACCTTTAGGTACAAAAGCACCTATTGCTGTTGATGCAGTACAGGGAACTAATTTAGGTATTATAGGCTCTACAGGAGTTTATAATCAGCTTACAGCATCATCACCAAATACAAATAGAGTGTCATATGATACAACTGCAAGTTCAGAAAATAATACTTTATATGCTGATTTAACAGACGCAACAGCTGCGACTATCAATCAGTTAAGAGAAGCTTTTCAAATACAAAGATTATATGAAAAAGATGCTAGGGGTGGAACAAGATATACCGAAGTTATACAAAGTCACTTCGGAGTAACTAGCCCAGATGCTAGATTACAACGCCCAGAGTATTTGGGCGGAGGAAAAGACAGGATTAATATTAATCCTGTTGCACAAACAAGTAGTACAGATACAACAACACCACAAGGTAATCTTAGTGGTTATGGTACTACCGGTTTTACCGGCCACAGATTTAGTAAATCATTTACGGAACATAGTGTAGTAATAGGTTTAGCTTGCGTATTTGCTGATTTAACATATCAGCAAGGATTAGCCAGACATTTTAGTAGACAAACAAGATGGGATTTTTATTGGCCTGCCCTCGCCCATCTTGGAGAACAAGCCGTGCTGAACAAAGAAATCTATGCACAAGGAACATCAGCGGATGATGATGTATTTGGATATCAAGAAAGATATGCAGAATACCGATATAAGCCAAGTCAAATAACAGGTCAAATGAGATCAAATTTTGCACAAAGTTTAGATACCTGGCATTTGGCACAAGATTTTGGTAGCTTGCCTGCATTAAATGCAAGCTTTATAGAAGAAAATCCGCCAGTAGACAGAGTTACTGCAGTAGCAAGTTATCCAAATTTAATTTTGGATATGTATTTTAAACTTAAATGTGCAAGACCAATGCCTACATATGGCGTACCTGGTCTTATAGATCATTTCTAATGGAACCATTTAGCGCAGCTATAATGGGTGGAGCATCATTGCTTGGTGGCATGATGCAAAACAGAGCAGCAAAATCAGCAGCTGCTACACAAATGGCTTTTCAGAAAGATATGTCCGATACCTCTTACCAAAGAGGTATGGCAGATATGAAAGCAGCAGGATTAAATCCAATTTTAGCTGGCAAGATGGGTGGAGCCTCAACCCCATCTGGAAGCACATATACACCTCAAAATGTAGTAGCACCTGCTGCACAAGTAGCAATGCAAACTGCTAGCGCTAATGATATGTATAATAAAGCACAAGTAAGTGCTCAAAATGCACAATTTGCTAAAGTAACTGGTATACCAGTTGAACAAGCACCAAATTGGATGAAAAATACTTACAGTGCAAAAAAGTTTATAGATAATAACGACATTGTAAAAAAAGTTACTGATTCAGTTAGCAAAGCTAACGATACAAATCCAAAAGCACCAATATCAAAAGTAACTAAAAAAGCTTGGCAACAAGAAGCATTAAAACAAATTACTAGAATTCCAGAATTATATGAAAAAGGCGAATTATGGAATGATTTTAAAAAACGTGTTTTTAAATAGAGGCTAAAAAAATGACGAACAAAAAAGGATCAGTAAATGTAACTATTAAGTTTCGTAAGGCATATGACCCTCATAAAAAATATGTGTTTAATACAGAGGGTGAAAGCCTTACTCAACAACATTTTAAAGACGAATGTGAAGTCATTAATATAATAAAAAAACATGACAGAAATGGCATAATCGAACACGTACAGCGTGGCCAAGCCCGCTACGGAGATTTCTCGGAAGTTGCAGATTACCGAGAAGCACTAGATTTAGTTCGAGATGCACAAAGCGAATTTATGACTATACCGTCAGATATTCGCAAAAAATTTGATAATGACCCAGGCAAATTTTATGAATTTGTGTCGGATCCCGACAACAAAGAAGATCTTAAAAAAATGGGTTTTATAGAAACCCCAGAAGTTGTAAGTCCGTCCTCGGCTACAACTACAGCTCCTTCTGAAGCTGGTGAGCCATCAACAGCTCAAGAAGCTCAGAAGGAGCCCACACAGTTATCTACTTGATGTTAACTGTGTGGAGTGACACCCCTAACAAATAAAAAAGGAGAAAGACATGTACAGAAAGAAAATGTCAAGAAAGAAAAGTAAAAAGATGTTTGCAAAAACAGCTATGAAAGTAAATAGAAGAAACCACGTCAAACCAATGCGTGGTGGATATAGAATATAACATGCAATGGCATGCTACCACCCCCTACTCGCTTATCGAAGCGAAGGAAAAATAACGTTTAATAAACCGTTCCCCTATGCAAAAGGGTTTAATTTACCGTGTGGGCAGTGTGTAGGTTGTAGATTAGAATACAGCAGACAATGGGCTGTAAGATTAGTGCATGAAAACCAAATGCACGATAAATCATGTTTTATAACATTAACATTTAATGAAGAAGAATTAGGAAAAAGAGATAACCCTAATTCTGTAGATGTGCGTGATTTTCAACTCTTTATGAAAAGATTGAGAAAGAAGCACAAAAATAAAAAAATAAGATTTTTTCATTGTGGCGAATATGGTGAAGAAAAATATCGTC